CTGTCGTAAAAAATTGGGTCACTACCTTTAATCATATCAAAATAATCACATTCACTCAAAAGATATCTTATGAATTTTTTTGCAATTTTATCATATGGTTTTTGTGTAGTTCGACTTGTTTGAGGAATTTTTATCTCAACTCTGTCAGTTACAGGAATTTCAGTTGGTACCAAAATAACTTGTTCTCCGTTATCAGGTTGAGGTACATTTTCAGCCGGAGTTACTTTTATTTCTCTAATACCTACTCTTCTACATCCCATAGCGTTTGCAGAGTACCAACTGTCTGTTGGTGGTTGTTGTAACGTAACATCATTACAAACAAACGTAGAGTTATAATCAGGTCCTACAACATTAACTGTCGCAACTTCTCCCAAAGCTTTTGTTTCAATTAACAATTTATTGTCGTTTATTAATTGAGCGAATGTATTAGTACCATCAAATGAAAAAGTACTAAACATATTTTTCACATTACTAACCCTTCTTTCCGCCAATTTTTTATTATACGACACACTTGCAGAAGCCGATGTTGTTCCGTCAAGATATATGATACATTGTGTAATTTTTCCATCAGTCATATCCTGATAAAGTTCAGTCATCATTTCCTTAACTTTAGTCCAATTCCATTCAATAACACTAAACATTTTTTCTACACCTTCTCTCTTGTCTTCATTAGCATATCCAAGATATAAATCTTTTTGTTGTATATATGTGTCATATAAATTTTGATAATTAGTCGTAGTTGTTGTTTGAGTAGTTTCAGGGTCAGGATAATCATTTTCATAATAAAAACCATATTTACCTTCGTATTTAGAACTATCAAATGCGGGTCCTGGTGGTGGAATAGGATTTGGTACAACTGTTGGTATTTGTTCTTGTACAATTCGTTCTATTTCGTGAACTTCAACACCCCCTCCTTCTAAAACAGTCTGTACCTCAAAAAAGAAATCTATTGGGAAAAAGTTATAACTACTTGCTAAATCGTATAAATCATATTTTTTACATCCTGAAAAAAATGAATCCATTACTTTATTTAACACCTTATCGTCTAAACTTTTATATACTTTATCAACTAAAAGATTAGTTATTGATGGATGGTCAACAATTATTTTCCAAGTCAAAGTTCCACTTCTTGATGTGTCTTTATAAGTATATATTGGTTCGGGTCTACCTAAAAAACTGTTTGAATGGAAATTTGCAGTAGATGAATCAGTAAAAGTTAATCCGTATGGTGGGAACCACATAACTCTACCCCCATTTGGACCTCTTTCACACACAGGTAAATCATTATAAGTAAATCCCTTTCTTTTTGAACCCGCCCATGCCAAATTTTCAATTGAGAACATATATTTTTTCACATAAGCGTTATCACGTCCTGGATTAACTATATTTGTCGCACTATCCCCTCTCCATGGTGCAATATTTAAATTAAACGTTGAATCTAAAACTGAGTACGTTGATTTCCTTATATTACCATTAATTTCCGAACCGTCAATTCTTGAAGTGGTTTTCTGTAAATCATTAAATGTATAATATGGTGTATCTTTAGTAAAAACTCTACAGTATTCAATACCAATTGGATTAATATTAGAATCTGTATATGTCATCACTTGAGAACCTTTTGTCATAATTTTATAACCATCGTGAAATACTTTACTTATTTGGTTCATAGCGTTACCCGCATGTTTAAGTCTTCTTTCACCCTCAACTTTATCCGCAGAATCAATTAATTGTTGTGTCTTAACTAAAAGACTATTGTCTCTAACAAAATCAGAATTTGTTGATACTAATAAATTCTGAGACGCGTGTCCCTGGATAACATTTTCAATAATTCTATACTCAGGGTCTTCAGTTCTAGTTCCTCCTGATAATCCCGCTCTTTTACCGGCATCTTTTAGTGATTTTGTTGATGACCATAAAAATCCTCCGTCAACATTTGCAGTTGAGTCATAGGTTGATTTACCTTTTAATCCAAAATTAATACTTGATATTCTTTTACCTTCAAAAGTTTCAGAGACAATATCTTGACCGTAAACAATAGCAGATAATTCGTTACCTTGAGCATCTTCAGGTAATTCCCCTGATGGTGATGTTAAGGTACTTACATTAACATCTTTAGAACCAACGTAATAGTATCCAACACTTGACTCATTATCAAAAGGATTTATAGCATCTAATATTCTACTTAAAATAGGTCTTTTATAATAAGGTTTGTATGTGTTATAATCTAAATTTTTAAATAAAAAAGATTTTTGAGCACCACCTGTACTTTCTAAAAATAACTCAGAAGGAGTGTCTTGATTTGTTCTAAATAATTTTGCAGCAATTTTTCCAAGTCCAGTTTGATTAAACGCATTTACTAATTGTCCAAAAAAAGCTTGTTGACTATCAGGGTTAGTTAAATAATTCCCAGGTATTATTGATGCCGGAAAATATGTACCTGAGATTCTTTCTAAGGTCGAAATTATTCTTAATGGTCCAACTGTTATTCGATAATCTCTGTCAATCAATGGTTCAACACCCGTCAATAACGCAAAAGGATTATTTAACGCGTCTTGATTAATTGGATTTAAAGAATCAGAAATTTCTCTACTTATTCTTTCTGTAAAATAATCTTTTAATTTTTGAGCACCTATCTTAACCAATACGGTATCATTAGACATTGGTCCAATACTACCTGTAGGATTATCTTCAGTTAAAATTGAATATAAAGAATATGAAGAAACTCCTCCAACAATATTGGTATAGTAAGGTTGACCTAAAGATGGTAAAATAACCGTAGTTACAAAATATAATAACCCATCTCCCGTACTTTTAAATTTATTAACCCCAACTGATAATCTATAAAAATCAGAAGTTATTGATGGTAATTTTTCGTCACTTAAATCATATTCATTAAAATTACCAATTACGCTAATAGGGTTACCTTGGTCATCTGTAGTTTGAGTAACATTGTATGTTTGTAAAGTACTAATTAATTCGGCACCATCTTGGGTGTTTACAGGTCCATATTCATTTAACGCACCTAACAATCTTGACTGATACATTGGGGAGTCAATATTTGTTGTTATTGACGGTGAATCAACCACACTTGAGTTTGACTGAATGTATTCAGGGGTTTGATTTTGTACGTTTGGATTAAAATTACCTTGAACCGCATAGGGTTGTAAGTTTCTTGACAGTAATGAATCCCTTAAAGTTTGAGTACTTAAATATGATAATGGTACTTCTGGCATTTATATCTATTTTTTTAATAAATAGATTGAAAAGAAATTTTATCCCGCATTAATATAAGTTCTATTAACATCAGTAGGTGCGTTTGTGAAATAATTGTTAGCCATTTGTTTATTAAATTGAACAACTAAATTTTCCATAAAACCTCTATTATTTTTAAATATTTCATTTAACGCTCTTGTATCTACACCAGCAGGTGCGTTTATGTCAATAGAAAATTTTAATTCACCCTCATGTTTTATAGGGTCCATTTTATGGTTAACTTCTTTAGTATTATTTTGGTTCATCGCCATATTTTGGAATTGTTCAAAATAATTGTTATTGTTGTTTGTAGGCGCGTTAGCACTTATAATAGTTTCTTTAACTTTTTGAAGAATGTCCATACCCCCCATCGCAGCGACCATACCTTGTCTTTGAGCAAAAAACGCATTATCATCAGGATGTGTTTGCACTATTTGTTTATTATTTCCCTGACCATATACAAACCCGTCATTAACTTCACCAACTTTATATTCATTAACATTCGCCTTATCTAAAACCTCCCCATAATTTGCAAAAGTACCTAATCTTTTAACTTGTTTTAAATTGTTTTGGAATTCAAGTGCGGCATCAAGTGTTGCGTCAGTAATACCATCAAGACCTGTGTTTAGTAACGATTTAAATCCTGCAAGAGTACCATCAAATCCGCTCGCTGAAGTAGTTATACTTTCATATATTTTTTTTAAATCGTCACCTGATTTATCAATAATGTCAGCAATTTTACCTGAATCCATTGCTTTAGCCAAAGGTTTATAAACTAAAGCGTCTGCGGCAATTGTTAAATCAACCACACCTTCACCTAATTTAGAACCTGCAATACCCATACTTGGTCCGTTTTTAATGGCGTCTAAACTATTTGCCATTCTTGACAAGAAATCTACTTGGTCTTGAGCCAATTCTTCCATAGTTTTTGGATTTGCAACTTGGTCGGCTAATTTTAGTATGTCTTTTTCATCCAGTGAAGATACAAGTTTTTCCGTAGTCGTACCATCGTCTTTTTTTATTTGTACATAATATCCCTTACCTTGTGGACCGTCCTTCATTGCCGCTAAATTAGCAATCATAGTTTTTTGGTCTTCAGTAATATTTAAATTAGGCATTTTAATTTCCGCCATTTTCCTGTTCAAAGTTTCACTCTGAACTATCATTCGACTAAATTCTGTAGAAGTCATTCCAGCTGCGGCAGCTAACTCTTTAATAACCCCTCTTTTTTCTTTGAATATTTCTACTTTACCTGTTTGTTCGTTATAGTAAGTCATTCCCTTACCTAACTCAATCATTTGGTTTTGTAACTCTTCCATATCATTCGTCGCTAAATCCATAGCTCTAAATGGGTCAATAAGTTCACTTTGTATACCTAAAGATTGTAATCTTGCAGAAAACTCAACAGCTTGTTCAGGACTTATCAATTTATCCGCTAAATTAAATGTTGAACTCATGTCAAGTTTAAACATTGCGGATTTGGCGGCCATCCTACTCAAACCTTCAACACCTCTTTCAAATCCGTACATGTTCATCTTTTCAAGATTAGCAACCATTCGTGTTGATACTTCGGTAGCATTTAATCCTAATGACCTTGACTGATTTACAACACCTTCCATTGTATTTTTAATGTCATAAACTGACTTACCAGCATTATCAAATGCTGTAATCAATTCGTGAGCGGATTGTTCAGTTACTTTAGTTGTCGCAAATAAATCGTCGTGATATTCTCTTTGTAATATTAATTGTCTACCAGTACTGTCATTTAGATTTTGTTGTTGTTGTACAATGTTTTCTAAATCACCACCTAAAAGTTTGACGTTGGTGTACGCACCGGCAATATTTGACTTTATTAAATGGGATAATTCTCGACCAGCGCCCATCCCTCCGATAATCTGAGTCATACCTACGTCAACTCTATCTAAGTTGTCTAATATAACATCAGTACTTATACTTTCTTTAAGAGAGCTACCTAATGAGCCAACAAATGCATCTAATACATCTTTAAGACCCGAACCTAAATCTTCTAAAAATCCCATACATATAAATAACTAAAAAAAAATTTTTATTCCTTAGGAGTATTCATTTCAACTAATTTATTAATTAAATACCTTCTTTGGAATACCGGTATAAGTAAGAAATCTTCGTAGGACATATTGAGTTTCATTGATAATAAAAGAAACTCATTCATTTGTACTTCGTAGTAATCAGAAGAAAGGCCGAAAAAACTCCACCCCAAAGGCTATCCTCAAGGATACCTTTTTTCCGGACGGGGCGATAACTTCTTTTGTTAAATCGTATCTTGGCTCGTTTTCACTCAAAAAATTACGAATATATTTTGAGTCAGTAATTGGCATTTTTTCAATTGACTTGGATATTTCACCTTTATCTCTCGTACCATTTAATTCAACAATCTGTTCTAATAGTCTTTTTGTAATTCTTGGTGGAGTAAGTCCTTGTGGGTAACCTTCTAGTTGTCTTTCAATTTCTAAGTCTTCACCAAACGTTAAAAGTTTTAATTTAACGGATACATTACTTTTAGGTAATGTTGTAACAAACAAACCCTCACCATCAGGTTCTTCTTTAGTTTTTTTAATATCTAACTCAGATAGGTCTATATTTGCAATAAATGACTCTCCAGTTGCAGGGTCAATTGCAGGTATACTATAATTAGGACCAAATGAAGTATTTCTAAGAAATACCAAAACCGCTTCAATATCCCCATCTAACATCTGTTCTGGTTTCATATCAGGTTCATAAAGTTTGTTTCTAACAATTGCATTTATGATAGATTGTGAATCAGCTTTTTTAATATTAACTAAATGATTTTCATCTGAAGCAGTTAAAAATCCAACTTTAACACTTTTCTTTTTATTTTTATAAAATTTACCCCCACTTGGTAGTGTCACTATATCGTGTGGTAAATTAAAATTCATTTGTCCGGCTTCTCTTGAGTCCATATTTGTTTGTGTTTTATTAATTAAAATAATCTAACATTATTTCATAGTAAACAAAAAACCCCACATATGTGAGGTTTTTAAAAAATATTTTTTTATATTAGTAAACTAAGATACATCTATCAGGTCTTAAAGTTGCCGTGATAGTTGCCAATCCATCTTGTGAGTAAGATAATTGGTTAAAGTTAACGTCAGTTAAGAACGTATCTTGTAACAACCATTTTTCAACAACAACACCTGTCGGGTCTAACATTTCTAAATCAATGTTTTTCTTATAACCCGCAGCGTAACCCATACGTCCTGTTACAGATTCAGCATGTAAACGAACCCACTCCATAAGAGCCTGAGCAGCTGAAGGTCCAATTGGGTCACGGAACGTAACGTTAATTGTCTGCCAGTTAAATCTACCAGCTACGAATGTAGAAGTGTTTAAGAATTGAATCTCCGTAGCACCGATTGTGATGTGTGGTCTACTTGTAGATTCTACAAACCATTCATTGATTCCTAAAGAAGAATCAAATCTTAATATAAATCTATTCTGCCTTTTCGGTTCGTAAGGAATCGGCATTTTCATCAGCAAATCAGCCATAGTTTCTTTTTGTTTTTTTTCTGTTTTATTCTCTTATAAATATATCACAAAAGAAAAATCTATTTACTTTTATTTTTTTTTAGAAATATTTGTACTAGTCTTCAGTATTGCTTCCTTGAAACTTCTTTTTTTCACCAGTCTTAGTAGTATACATTTTTAAAGATTTTTCTTCGTCATCAGATAATTTATTAATCATAGCCTGTAAATTTCTTTCATCATCATCTGAAAAACCTATTTGTGGTACAAACGAATTAGATACATCGTCAATCATTTCTACGTCTTTTTGTAAAAGTTTCGCCTGTTGTCTGACATATGATATAAATTTTCTCATAGCTTTAACTTTACCGTCTTCAGGATTTGTCGCACTTCCTTCACCATGTGTAACAGGATAAAATTGACACATTTCTAAATATAAATTTATAAGTGTATTATCATCTAATTTTTCAGTTGGGAGTCCTTTAACTTTATCTCTATATTTTTTTAAATTTTTAACAATTTCTTGTTTAGAAATACCGTCGATTTCACCGTCAATTAATTGTTTTACCGCTCTTTTTAATGTATTTGGGTGATGACCTCTTGCAGTAATTATTGAAAAAATTGACCCACCATTTATTGCTTCTACAAAATCACTCCAAGCAGGACCTTTTTTCGCCATCAAACAACCAATCAAAAATTCTTCATCACCTTTTTCTCCAAAATATCTAAACGGGTCATCTGAAAATCCTACAATAGTATTGCCATTATATTCAAACTCTTCTTTTCCAATTAATGTACGGTATTTTGCAAAATCATGTGTACCCATACCAACCTCTTTACCATTTTTTTCTTTTAAGATAATTTTAGTTGGCATATACATTATATTATCATCCCAATCAAATGCATAATATTTTAAATCGGGTGTGATTTCTTCATCAAATTCTTCTACTAAAAATATTTTCATATCTATAAATATTATGTAAAATAAAAACCCCCACTTTCGTGAGGGTTTTCAATTATTTTATCGTTGATTAGATATTTTCAAACGACGCTCCTGTTGGAGTAATTAAGAATTCGATATCTATGAATTCAAGAGCTTTAGTTGGTTTGATATAAATCTTACCTACTAATTGGTTAGCGTCTAAGTCTTCAGGTGTGTTTTGAACAGTAACTCTGAAGTCATATAAACCTCTGTCTCTTCTAATTGAATCCAAAATAGGATTGACACTATCCAAGAATTGTTGTCTAACGATTTGGTCGTTTTGTTCGAACAACAATCTTACCGCTACTGCTGAAATTAACTTTCTTGCTTGAAGTAACAATCTTCTTACGTTCAATCTGTTAAGTGCGGTGTCAGCA